CCGAGTTTTCGGACCGCCAAATCGCCATTGCGGGCGCCCTGGGAATATCCCGGGGCGCCTGAGCCTACGTTAGTGGGCGATCCCAAAATCCTGCTGGAAAGTGGGTGCCGAGTCAACAACTCCGTTGGCTTGGTTAAAACCTGGAGTAAATTGTCATGGCTTTCGCCGATCCTCAGTCCGTCACTATCGATAGCGATGTTGTTTCGCTTCCGCGAATCAGCACCGGAGAGAATCGATCCGTCTATCGTAATGAAGACGCATCGATCGAAATGTCGGTTTCGCATACCTATGGTAAGCGTAACCGGCGTGCTCTTCGATTCACCTTGAACAAGGTGGCTATCGATCCACTGATTCCGTCTACGAATGTTCCGTACTCGATGAGCGTTACGCTCGTCGTGGACGCTCCAATCGTGGGCTTCTCAGTTGACGAACAGGAGGTCTACGTGGCAGCCATCGCTGGCTACCTCGCAGCTTCCTCCGGTGCGAATGCTACCAAGTTTCTTGGTGGGCAGTCGTAGAGGATCTAACAGTCATGGCGTTGGACTCCACTACTCCAATAGGAGCGTGGATGAAAAGCCATCTGTTACTCTTAGGCAGGGTGCTCGAAGATTCGAGCATCCAGTGTTGCACTAGCACCACTAGGGATCTCAAAACGATCCTTAGTCGAGTCGAAAACGAAGGGCTATCGTTTCTTACGATAACCCTACCTACCTTCGGTGCGGACTTCGAAAGAAGTCTGGACTGCGGGTATGTAGACTCAACGCTCTTCCATAGTTTTCGGAAGAACGGGGCTCTCCCAGCCTTTTTGGCCGGGTTTACCAGTCAAGTTTTCGATAAGGGGTGTGGTGCGTTGCTCGATGATCCATCGATCTCCGCCATTCAAGCGATTAGACAGATTTGCTATCTGTTCAAGCGTTTGGAACTGCCTTGCAGTGATGCACGGCAAAAAGCGGCGTTCGATAAGTACATCGAGTGTGAGCAGTCAGTGAGGGATTTTGATGACTCGCGTACGATCCAGCAAATGTTGGATTTTCAGCGGGTCTCCCGAATCCTATTCGCGGATTTGTTTCATCGTTTGGACAGAGATGTCTATAACGGTGAGATTATTCCACGACACGGCCCCGGGGCCACTGCCGATCGTCTGAAGGCTAATGCCAAATATGACAATCGAATCTGGACCACGAGGCTCGAAGAGGCCTGCTTTTACGCAGGAGAGTACCTCTTCAGTAACTGGCGGCATTATTTCGATAATGTCGACAGTGTTCACTGGCTCGAACCCGAGGACGAGATTCCCGTAAGGGTGATCTCCGTCCCTAAAACGCTGAAAACTCC